GGTCAAATAGATTTTCACATTCACAATGAAAAAGAATTAGAAAAAGGTAAGGAATTATTTGATTTAGCTACCAAAGCGTGGCATATAAAAAATCCTAAATAGGAGTATCAAATGAACGCAGAAGAAATTAATAATCAGGAATTTTGTGCATTGCGTGAAGAGACTCAAATTACTAAGGTTAAAGATGGAGAACAAGAATACAATATTTTTGTATGTCCTATTATGAGGTTTCCTAACGCAAAAAAAGCTAAAAGTGGGGCAGAGTTTTTTGATGGTGGGCATGAGTGTTGTCGTGTGTTCGGTAATACTGAGAAAGATGCAACAATGCTAGCTTCAATTATTGAAAGGTTGTTAAATGAGTATACTTCTAGGAAACCTGATTTAAAGGTTGTTGGAGAGGATGCTTGATTCTTTATGTATTATATTTATGACGGGATATTTCGGTTATAATGATGATTACCACCCCGTACCAAAAGACACTACTAAAATTGAAATTAGAACTAAAAAATTTAGAACTATATTATTTAAAACAGATGAACAAAGATGGTTTGGTAATATAAATGGGAAAATATTCTTTTCTGATTTAGATAATTTTACTGAACGCCTTTGTGATTTAGCAGATAAACAAAAGCTAAATAAAGAAGCATATAAAGAAAGGGCAATATTAATTGAAAACGAAACGAAAAAAAAAATATCTAATAATTGAAGAAAAATCTTTAATTGTGGCTAATGTAATTATCTTTGCTATTTTTATGGTGGTTATTGCTGGGTGTGCTGTTTTGTTGGTGGGTTAATGTCAACAATAGGTCTAATTATTTGTACAATTTGTTATGTAGTAACTTTTGTTGATTTATTGATGAAAGGAGATTTTTGGTTAGGTTGGATGTTTTTCTTCTATGGTGCTAGTTGTGTGTGTTTAATTTTTAAGGTAAGTGAATTATAAATCCTTTCTTTCTGGAGAGAATAACTTTCTGAATTTTGCCTGTTCTAGTTTATAGTGTTTTATCTTGTAAATAATATTGAATATAGCTGTAATAATAGCAACAATTACTAAAATTCCTGCACCATGTACATCTAACCAAGCTAATACACAACCGACACCACAAGTGGAATAAATAATCGCTGACGATTTTTCAGGTAACATTATTCTGCACTCTTATCATTGCCATTCAATTCTGAATTTTTATGATAACCTTTAATCGTATATTCTGAATCTTCCCAATAATCATCATCATCATCAATAGGTCTATGCCGAATCCGTAGCCACTCGTACAATAAAGGATATTTGTTCTTTGTATACCAGAGCAGACCACTATACGTCAACATGACAAGAAATGGGCTAAACAAAGCACCAAAGATTATTAAATTTACTTGTGCTTGATCTGATAAATATACATAAGGAGATAGACTTTCTTGTAGTAGCATTTGCGTAAGTGCTGCTAGTGGTGATGAAAAAATAATTGCATTAATCAGACTTTTTTTGTACGTCCACGCTGGTTTCTTCTCTTGTCGATTTATCCTTTTCAGACAAAGCTGTATATACAAGCTGACTGCCGTACTTATTAACAAGGGCAAGAATAACAGAATTAGGTAGCCGTACCATGTTATATTCGTCACTAATAACAATCCATATCAGATGGGTCGCCATTTTGCTTTTTATCAAATAAAGCCATAAAAGCATCAAGGTCAGAGGCATTAGTAATTTTCGTTTCTATCCCTGCACACGCTGTTCTTATAGCATTACGCTCAAGTGTTATTAAATTTGGTATTGCTGTATCTTTTTCTTGTTTGCGTGTGACATACCAATCAGTCTTAGATAATAAATCATTAGCTTCAGCTTTCTTTCTTGCTATCCATACTGACTTCAGACCAAGTGTTATTACATTATTACCATCTTTGTCTTTGTAATTATTACCCTCAACGTCTTTTGCTTCAACGTCAACAAGACTTCTTGGTATTAATTTATTAGTTTCATTTCCGTCTGCATCAACTTCGTAACCATGATAAAAAGTTTCATTAAATGATTTTTTAACAGGGTTATCTGTCCATATTACTGACCATCTTTCCAAATCTGCCTCACCCCAACATTTTGTCCAAGTGCTTGGATGTTGATAACCATCATCTGAAGTCCAAGCTCTATTAGCTTGTATTGTTCTTCCGTTATGTGTATACATTAAATTTTCCTCTAAAGTGCATTACTATATTTAAACCCTGTTCCTCTTGAGAACGCCATATAGACATACGTTCCTGATGAGTTATTACCGTAGTTGACAGCACCCCTCCACTTGAAACCGTTACTTAAAAAATCAACTAGTGCCGTTGAGTATGTTGCTTCTACTGCTGTGTCATCTAAAAGAAGATAAGAGTCACTAGGATTACCAGTTGGGTCGCGACCAACGTCATGTACTGTCCAGTTATCAGCACTATCAACACGTTTTGACATCACATATCCAACAGGAAATCCTGTATAGACAAACGTGCCATCTGCCGAGCCGTTGCCTTTATAGCTACCAAATTTTGAATATCCCTCAACTGAGTGCCAAGCGTACATTAAATAGGTGACATCATTAGCATTAACACCAGAGTTATTTCCTAAAGTTACAACTGAAGAAGTTGGCGCAGTATCATTCATAAATCCTAATAAATCTTGTTTAGAATCAGTAGCATTTAATGGCATATAAAAATCTTCTGGTGCAGAAGAATCTGTACCAATATGAAATGTTCCCCACCAATCTGCTGAATCTAGCCTTTTAAGAATAACCATTTCTGGTGCAGAATCTAAATGTATTGGCAGAGTGTGTCCTGATGTGCCATTTCCTGTATAGGCAGACATTTGAAAACCTGCATCTACATTATAATTTGCCGTATAAGTTTTAAGCGTACCACTACCCGTTGTGTCAGCACTACTTTGTGCAGTACCACCTTTCCAACACCAAAGTGCATAAGTTCTAGTATTGGTGTTTACAAAACCACCTGTTGTTGCGGTTGTACCATCATTTAAAGAAACTGTACCATCACCAACGCCTGAAACAAATCCATATTCCGCAGAGTTAGCACCAACCCAAGTTCCTTCAACAGAAGTTTCAGCTAAATCTAAAGCATTTGCTCCTGCAAAACCTCTAAGAACATCCCAAACACCTGTGCCTTGTGTTGTACCTGCTCTAATCTTTTGCCATACTAAATCTGGTTGAAATCCAATTCCGCTTATTGTTCTAGTTTGTGAGCCATTTCCTGTATATAGGGTTGTTGAAAAATAATCTGTTGCTAAATCTCCAGACTGTTGTCCGATTTCAACTTCTGGTAGGTTAGCGGAAGAAAGAGGTAAATACCCTGTTGGGCAAGTTGGATTGAAATCAAAAGTTACAGTTGCAGAACCATATAATTGTACGATTGGTCTGATGTGACCTGTTATTGAACTAAATGCCTCTGTACCACTATTTTGAATTGTTCCATCTTTGTAAAAATATACTTTCCCTGCATCCATATCTAAACCAACGCCAATAGTATCGCCTGTTGTATATGTTGCACCATAGGAAGAACTTGCGGAATTATGAAGTTTATTACCATTGTAACTATAATAACCCCATGCACTTGTATATGTTTCTAAAGAGGTATCTGTTACACCTCTATGCTTTTCATTACATATCCCTAACTGAACGTAACTTCCTATCGCAGTAATATCGACTTCCCAATAATACTTGCCAGATGAAACTCCTGTTGTACCTGTAACACCATACCAGTTTGATAATGAACCATTAACTACTAAGTTACCCTTACTAAGAGTTGCACTACTATGTTTGTCTACAAAATTTAAAACAGAGAAATTATCAACAGGTGTATCTGTTGTATAAGAAGCATCAACATCACTACTATAATTATTTGCAGTAAAATTATTACTATTAGACGAATTATCGGTTACAGTTGTTGAATCTGTATCAGAGAAATCAAAATAAAATCCTAAATTACCATGACTGCCTGAATAGTCTTTCATTACCCATTCGCCTGTGTCATCTGATGTTTCACCAAAACTTGTCGGAGCAACGACTGAGCCATCTACTAAAGCTACTCCTGCCATATAACCATCAAAAAAATTACCACCACTTGCAGATAATTGACCAATTTGATAAGTAGCGTTTTGGAGAATCTTAACACCGCCAGTTGGAGTGTTATATACACTTGACGTACATGATATCTCATCACCATTTACATAGACTTTCATCTTTGAATCCATATCACTAGTAGAAGCTGTAGAAGAAAGTCCATTAGCAGAAATAACAATATGATACCAAGCTGATGTATCACGAAATTTCATAGTAGAACTAAAGGTTGCATTTGCACCAGATGAGTTATAAGGCATAATTTGTAACGTATCATCGGTATTAAATTTTATATCACCTCTATCATTAACAGCACCTACACTCCATAAATACTGACCACCTAGAGTACTTCTCTTAACCCAAAATGAAAATGTCCATGTATCAATATCTGTAGCTGTTGCACCACTTCTTGAAAGATATTGTGAACTACCACTATTAAAGATTAAACTTTTACCATCATACTCGCCAACATTAACGCCTGTACTAGCGTTATACCCCCAACCTGATTCTGAACTTAAAGGCATATTTTTATCCGAAATTTAATTGTGGTGCGCCAAGCAGAATTGAATTATCTGCTTTGACTACATACGGCACAATATCGTAATCATTATTAGCGGTAGATAAAGTTATACCTGCTGATGCTGCTGTTTCATAATCAGCATGTAGTGATAATGTACCTGCCGAACTTGAACTTGGTTGAATGAATATCATCACTCCTGTTTGACCGATGCAATCAGCCTCAGTTGTTGGTGCTGCTAAAGTATTAGACCCACTTGCTAAAGTTATTATAAAATTCTGGAAGGCATCATAATCTAAAACACCAGATACAGAGGCGAGAGTTGCACTAAAAGTTGCAGGTGCTTGCGCCTTTGTCCATACTTGTTTTAAGTCTAATGATGCTATTGTATTGCCCTCAACCGCAATAACCCCTGATGACTCTTTTGCTAAAGTAGTGTCCGATGCGTGTCCAAGTTCTATGGTAGTAAAATTAGGTGCAGTAGGACTAACATCCGCCCAACTAGAATCATAATTACTTTCTATATGCCACTTAGAGCCATCACATACATACCATTCAATTTCATTTATAGTAGTTAATGCTGAAGTTACAGAACCATCTATTGTCTCACTTGAATTACCATCAACTGTAACATTGTTAGTTGTGTTTAATCTTTTAACACCAACTTTAAACCCATCCTGCTGTTGCTGCTGCTAACAGCGTAACTGTTACAGCAGAAGCAGTCGCATTGACTTGTAGTAATGTATTGTGATCGGTAGCAACGACAGTATAGGCTGTTATCTTAGCTGCTTGTACGGGGTGGTTAGAAGCAAAACGTACATTCTTCTTTATATCCCTCAAGTGATCATCTAAATCTGTTCCTATACTATCTGTACCAGCAGGAGTATTACTTGCTGGTGTTGTACTTAATGATGATAATGCTTCATTAACTGCCATAATCTATTCCTTTAATTGATTTTGTCTATTTTCATCTACTGTTTTTAGAACTTTTCTTGCTCTGACTACCATATCTTCTGGGTAACCATTTATAATATTATCTAATTCATTCATATATACTTCTGTATGAGCCAATATTTCATCTGCACCAGTTTTTCTGTCAGTTCTTAAATTTCTTTTTGCTAATGCTTTTGCTTCTTGCAGTTCTCTTTTTATATTTAAAATATTAAGAACTCTCTGATTACTTACATCAACTTCATGTGGTCTAAAACCAAAAGAATATTGTAACCATCTTTGTTTTACAGGTATGTCAGTCCTTTCTTCTCTTGGGTGTCCTACTGAAAAAGTACCAAGCCCTAAAGGTAAATCAACACTCTTAGGTTCTTCTAAACCATAACTGGGTGTTCGTTTGTATTCTCCACTTTCAGTAACAGTAGCTTCACCAAAAATGTCAAAGGGATTTAATCTGTCTAATTCATTAAGCATAACAAGATTTTTAAGAAGATGAGCAGTTTTTGTTGGCATCCTTACACCTAGAAAATCTGTGCTATGCTGCACACCCTTGCCTTTCATTCTTTCAGACATTTTCGTAACTTCTTCAGGAATAATATCTTCTTGCCTAAACCAATCATAATTAGAAAAATATTCTATTGGTGTTTTAATAATAGGACTGACCATAGAAGTAATTAATGATTCAGGACTTATAATTCTATTAACATCCATTAATGGTAAATAACCAGTTAATGAATATATTGTGTACATATCAGCAGCAACACCCTCTTTCAATTTACCATTTTCATCATAAAATTGTTCTTTAGCATATTGTCTGGTAAATATTCCACCTTGATCTTTTATATAATCTGGGACATCTTTTTGTGGTGGTCTTGAAATATCAGCTTCTATATTATTTCTGATAATATTTATTTTTTGTACTTTATCTGGATGGTTTGCAAGTGTTTCTAATGCAAGAGGTATGTTTTTTCTTGACCATGTATAAAAAGGGACTAATCTTTTAAGCGCAGATTCTTCAATATGCCCTAAGTCTTTATAATCAAATAGATGTTTTTGAACGTGTTTTGCTGCTTCATCAAAATTTTTGCCCTTTGATAATCCATCCATGAACAAAGCTAATCTGGCATTATTTTCAACTGCGCCACCAAATTTAAAACCAGTTTTTAATATTACATTTTTTTCAGCACTTGGAGTAATCCAATCAAGTGGGTTTTTAAATGAAGATTGATTATTTATTCTACTTCTTTGAGCAAGTGGTATATCAGCACCATATTGTCCTTTAAAACCAAACACTCCATGATCTACGGCTGCATCATAAATTTGTTGTTCTGTGTAGTTAGTTCCTTTTAAAAAAGGTTTAGTGTCATCAAGACCTGATACTTTAAAGTTTCCTAATTCATCCCATGTAACATCTGATCTTTTTCCAGTAGTAGCAAACGCTTTAGCCATAAGTACACCAGATTTTTCATACATTAGAGGATTTTGTAAACCACCAATATAAGCGTTCCAAACATTACCTACAAGATTCCTTGCGTGATATGATGGTCTTGCACCTAACGTCCATTTTTTCCACCAGTTTTGCACACCATCAAAAACCTTTAAAGTATTTCTAATTTCATCTGGATTTGACATAACTTTATATTGTCGTTCAATTACTTGTGCTACATCATCTGGGAATAAAGTTCCTTGATATTTTTTTAAAAACTCAGGAGATACATCCTTTGGAACACTTAATTTTAATTCTCTATAACCTTTTGCTCTAAGAGAACTTACAAAATCATCGCCTTTACCTGCAATAATAACGCCAAATTTACTTTTAGCATCTTGGATATACTTAGCAGACTGAACAACATTAGCGTGTCTTAAATTTCTAATAAACATTGCTTCTGTTACGTCATCTGTAAACAGATTATATCCTCTTTGTTTTAGGTTATCTTTATTAATAATTTTTATAGTGTCTTCAAATTTTCTTTGTTTAGTAGATGCGTGGGTTAAGTTTGGTGTCTTTAGAAAATCACCTAATGTTTTTTTAAAATCACCTGATTGTAATGCTTCTTTTGTAAGGATATGTGGGAAATAACCCTCACCAAGATCAGATATTTTTACTCCTAAATCTTTTTCTATTTGAAGTATCTGTTTGTTTCTTTCTACTAAATGTCTTTCTAATCCTTGTAATTGGGTTTCATATTTACCTTTTAATTTAAAACTTCTTTTACCAGTTTCTATATTATCAATAACACCTCGCATGAGTTCTTCTCTAGGAACACCAGATTGCCTTGCTAAATCATCAATCACAGCACCTAATTCATCTGCACTTCTTAAACCTTTAAATTCTGCACCCTCAATAAAATGTCTATATTTGTCTGATAATTCTTTCGCTTTTTTAGCATTACCAATATAAAGATTAAATCCAGAAAAGAAATCTTGATTTTTTTTAACTAAATTAGCAAAACCTTTATCTAATCTAGAAAGTTTCACAGCACCTTTAGCTAATTTAGATGGGACTGTTAACAAAGCTGATGGGGCATAACTTAATGGGTCTGTTGCTATATCAGTACCTATCCCAGTTATTGTAGAACTGATAGGATAATTTTGTCTAAATTTGTCTGTTCTTTCCCCAGTAACAAATTCTTCTGCTAATGGGTAAAAGTCCTGAGAATATGTTTCTACATCTTGAGCAAAACCCTCTGAAAGACCACGTTTAATATTAGATAAAGATGGGTCATCAACAGCAGACATTGCGCCAGAAGCTAACGCATTTCTTGGTTTATCAAGAAACATTATTGTGTCCAATAATACATTGCCAGTTTTTTTAACACCTTGCTGAAATCTACCTATCATACTTTCAGATAAATCTGGTGGGTTAACCCCAGATTCTGTAAGTTCTGCTGTTCTTAGGTCTTCTGGCGTAGGTATTTTTTCCCAATTCTTTTTATCGTTTGGATCGCCCCCTTGATAACTATATCCATTTCTTTCATAGCCCATTGGTAAATTATAATCACTAGCCATTAAGATTTACTTCTCTTAATTAATTCTTGTTGTAAAAGATTTATATTAAAATCTAATGCTTCAACATCAGCATTTGGCATATTTCTTAATTGAAGAAGTTTTTGTATAGCATCTTCTATTTCTATTTTTTTAGCCATACTAATATTTGATTTTTTAGCATTAACAGTTGTTGGGTCTGTTAATATATCAGTTGCTATGCCAGTTTCTATATTATTCCTTTTCGGGATAACAGTTGTTGGGTCTGTTAATATATCAGCCCCAATAGGAAAATAATCTTCCACAGGTAGTCGCTCTAAATCAGGTTGTTTTTCGTAATTTTCTTCCCACGGCATTACTTCAGGTTTATCTTCAGGTTTTTCACCCATACTTTCTGAGTGTTTTTTATCTAATTCCCCAAAGTGTTTTTCATAATATGGGTCTTTTTTACCAAGTAATTTTTTAGAAGCAGTTAACGCATCTTTCCCTAAACCAGTATCAGCCAATGATTGAACTGTAGTTATAACGTAACTGCCATTTTGAGGATTTATCCCATTTGCTTCAAGTTTTTTTCTTGCTGCTTCGATACTATTATTATATTTGAATCTCCCATCGCTATCATTTGCATTAATTAAAATATTCTTTTTACCTGTACCTATTTCTATTTGCCATAAATTACCAGCTTCATCTACTTCTTCTTTGTATTTTTTGTTTGTTGGTAAAATTTTGATTTCATTTGTTAAACTATGAGTTTGAATTAAATTACCATGTGGGTCTGGTTTAGGGTCTGACCATTTTCCTTCCCGTTCAATAAGTTTATTTAGTCTTCCTTTATCTCTTTCTAATTCTTTTTCTAGTCTTGCTTTTTCTTCAGGTTTTAAATTTGGTCTTTTTAAACTTTGTTCTAAGTTCTGAACTCTTTGCTTTGCCTTTTCATACTCGCTTTGTTTACTCCAAAGTTCCTTTACTTCACCATCATCTGTTATATCAACTACAGTACCATTAACTACTCTGCGGTCAGGAACGTCTATATCAGGAATTGTTCTTTCCCATTGCATTGTAGTTTTGTTTAAAGTGTAGTTATATCCATCTTTACCTTTCATAGTTACTGGTGTTGCAGTTGTCCCATAGTCAGCAACTTCTTCTACAGTTGGTGTACCACCTCTTTCAGTAGGTGGAGTAATAGATACTAACTTATCATTGATAACCTGATAGTTTGGTTTTGTTCTTGCGTATTGTTGTTGTTCAGCTTGACCATAAGCACCTAATCCTGCTAATGCACCAGAACCTAATGCTTGTGCTGTTGATATAGGCGCACCTCGTCCAAAAGGTTGTCTTCCTGCGTTTTGTAACATAGTAGCTGCAAACGCCAATAATCCTGCATTTCTTCCATAATCAGGGTTACTAGGACTAAATGTTCCTAGTGCGCTTTTTCCATTACTCATACTGTCGATCTCCGAATCTGCCTATTAGTATTACTTCTATTACGATTCATTATTTGAGCCATAGTAGATGGTCTATATTGATATTGTCTTCCTGTTGAAGTTGGTGGTGGTGCTGTTTGATAATTTGGCGGTGCTTCCATTGAGCCACCATAATATTGTGAAGCGAATTGAAACGCTGTTTTCTTATCAATACCTAGTTTTTCCATTAAAGTTTTAGTTCCCTCTTCTACTGCTGGCGATATATTACTAGACAAATCCATCCATTGTGGCATAGCACTTTCCATCTCTCTACCCCCGAAAGCATAGTTTGGTTTTGCTGTCATAGCATCAATAGGGGCGTAGGATGTATCTAAATGCGAACCTATTGGTGTAGTAGGCGAAGTAACTCCTTCCATTCCTGTTCCTATTTGTAATGCTTCTGGGAAAGAACCAGTAGTACCATAACCAACTCCTGTCCCATAATGACCACCAGCTAAATGCGGTGCAAGTGTTGATGCTGCTGCTTCAGTTGCTAATGGGGCTACTGCTGGTGATGATGCGCCCATTGATGCTAAAAATGCTGCTTCTGGTGCGACTGCTGCGCTAGTTCCAAGTGCGCTTCCAAGAGCAAGTCCAGTTTGTGTCCCTGCTGTTCCTAATGCACCTGCTCCTGCTGTTGTCCCTGCAATAGTTCCACCTGCTGCCCCTGCGCCAGCCCCAGCCCCTGCAAGACCAATTCCTGCGCCACCTACCGCAGCTAATGCTATATATGGTAAAGCATCTCCTAGTTTAGACATTTTCTTCTCCATACAGTTGTCTGGTTATATCAGTATCAAATACTGGGATTCCAACTAAAGCACTTGGCTTTTGTTTTCTTGGTGCTAAAGCACTAGGTTGAGATAAAAAATCTAAATTTCTTAAATCAATTAATTGTTGTTGATCTATTTCGTTAGGATTAAAAGAATCAGTTGTTGGGTCTAATAAATAACTATATTTTTCCCTATTTGCTTTTTTTTGTTCTCTTCTTTTTATATCCTCAAATTTAGCAAACATATCTTTAAATGCTGGCATTTGTTCTAACATACTCATTATGGGCTTGTTAAACATTAGACCAACATACTCCCACCTAATGCGCCTAGTGCAGTACCAGCGTAAGGATTCTGATTAAATGCTTGTGCGCCAAGATAACCAAGTGCGCCACCACCTATTGCACCAGCTACTGGATTAGCTTGATAGAAAGATGGTGATTGCGTTATCGTTGTGCCACCACCACCCATAGATATTCCAAGAGCATTACCTAATACGTCAAGATTAGAGTAGTCTTGTAATCTTGCTCTTTCAAAATCTTCATAACCAAGATTAAGAACATCTTGTTCAATACCTCGTCTTATATCACCAGCACCAAGCATTGCTTGTGCGCCTCTCAAATTGCCCTCAAGCATTTGAGGTGCGCCCATCATTGCCTGTTGTTGCATACCTCTCTCATTCATGTAGTTACCACCATAAATTTGAGTAGCGAGATTATTTAAGTTTTGTCCTAGATCGAATCTTGACCTATCTGCATATTCCTGATAAGCAGAACCACCTAAAGCATTTGCTCGATTAGCAGCAGTATCAATATTAGGCATAGTTGTGCCTGTATATTGATTAACAACACCTTGTGCTGCTCTATTAAACATTTGGTCAACAAAAGGATTTGCGCCTAAAAAATCACCTCTTGCTGTTTTCATGTAGGTATCAGTTGCAGTTGGCATTATTTGCCCCGTAGCTGCATCTACTGTTTGCTGAATACCTTGAGTATGTAATGGATCAAGACCTGCTATACGCTGACCTTGATATTGTTCAAAAGGTTTCCCTGACAATACATCAGCCCTACCTAAATAATCTTCAGCATAAGGCTTTACATATTCAGGGATTTCTTGGGTTACAGTTTGTGTCGTATCTGCTGGTGGTGAACCGCCACCACCGCCTTTACATTCTGACACTTCACCATCATATTCATAACCCTCAGTATATGTAGTGACATATCTTTGGAGTTTTTCATCCCATTGTGATTCAGCATAAGTTGTTATATACATAGTTTATATCTCGCAAATAAATTCCATTTCACCTTGTTTAAATCCTAGTGGTTTCATTAATCTTAAATAACTTTTGTTTGTATTCTTAAACACAATCTTATTACATCCTGATTCTATTGCTTGTTTCTTTATTAATTCAAAACACATTTCTGTGTATTTTCTATTTTTACTTTTACATAACCAAACAATTATTTTTGGTACGCCAGAATACATATCGTGTATTCTTTGGAGTACACAAAATCCAATATACTTATCTTTATCGTAGCATACATATAAAGATGCTAAGTTTGCTTTTATAAAATAATAAACGTCTTCAATTAAACAATCGTCAGTATCTTGATTGATACATTGAATGACATCTTTTCTTATTGTTCGCCAAACAGTTGGTATCTGTTCTGGTGCTATGTAATTAAAATTCATTTTTCTCTAAATTGTGGATAAAAAAAAATTTATTTTTTTTCAACGTCTGTATATCTAACTCTTATGGACAAAAAAACAGTTATCCACAAGCTAAGAACCTTATTATAACTCAGTCAAGGTTTTTTTTCGATCAAGTAAACCCTAACTCTTAGAGCCAATAACCTTTGTAAATGGGTGTTTTAGCCGATTTCTCAAAAGTGCGTATGTTAAAATAAACACTCAAATTAATTAATTGGAGACAATTATGAAAATAAACATAAGAAAGAAAATTGAAATAGAAGAAACAGTAACAGGAAAAATCTCTGGTAATGTTCATATTCTATGTGCCGATACTTTTTGTAAGAACAACAAAAATATACTTTCGGCAAACCATATAAAAGATATTACAAATTTAGAAAAGGGTAAAACTATAAAAATAGATTTGCCAAATTACAATCCAATAAGTATTAAATTATATAAGGAGTAAACATTATGAAAATTATTAAAAACACATCTAAGTTTGATTCAAAAAAATTAAGAAGTCTTTTTTGTTTTGTCCACACGCTAATAGCAAAAGATTTGCGTATTGGTAGATTAAAACATTGGGACACACTAAAAATTGAAATAAGACATAAATCTCATGGCTTTAGTGGTCAAGCCTATCTTGGCAAAGTTTATGGTAATGGTTGGGATATGTTTCTTTCTTTATCCTGCTATTCAAGAAATTTGGATGAATATTTAATAGATAAAGAATACTATTTAAAAGAAACAAGCCAATTATTTGCACATGAATTAATGCACAGTTATGGGTGGAAGCATCATCAATTTGCTACATACCCATTAACTAAAAAAGAACTTGATAAAATTCAAGAAAAATTTGGGGATGTTAATTTCTTAAAAGAAAAGAAATCTAAACCCAAAGTAGATTATGTCCAAGTTCGTTTTGAACGTGTAAATAACAATATCAAACAATGGGAAATAAAAAAGAAGAGAGCAGAAAATGCACTCAAGAAACTTTACAAAAAACAAAAGTATTATTTAAAGAAAGTATCTTAATCTTTTACCCCACTTCGGTGGGGTTTTTTTTAATTGTTAAAAGGTGTCTCTATTACTTCCGCGCCATAAGCTGTAAAAGTCAAAGTTGGATTCTTAGCTATCACTACAACAGGACTACCACTTGATTCAACTGGTATGTAAGTTGAAATCTTTGCTGTGGCTGATGCGCTTATACTCACGTTGTGGTAAAGCGCAGCACTTACTGTTGATGAAGCACTATGATAAATCCCATACTCAGTAGCAGCACCTGAGTTACTAACAAAGATATTCTTTACTATCCTAGTTGAGTTAACTTGAGTTGCTACTAAGGTAACAGCAGTTGCTGAACCATCAGGTCTTACATTATTAAATTTTTTCTCTTGAAAGAAACTCATTCAGTCCCCAATAATGCGTATCGTTTTGCATCAGTCTCTTCGTTTAGATTATTTATCTCATTAGCCAATTCAATAAATTGTTTTTGTAAATCATACTCTAAGTTTGAGTCTGCTAATAAGTTAAAGAATCTTTCTGTGTTAATCATTCTAACCCACCCGATTGTCCCTCAACATCTATTCCATTTAATTCAATGCTACCAGTATATTCATGTTTGAATGATTGCCACCTCGCTTCATTAACAACATCAAAACAATTATCAGTTAGGTTAGCGGTTGAGGATAGTGTTACATCAGAGTCACCTAATGAATCTCTATACATTGTCTTTTGAGTACCCGTAGTTGGGTTAGTAGTAAATCTTGGTCGCATCCTATTAATGACAGTCATCTTATTATCTTCGCCAAAGTTATTAGTGACATAAGAGTTTGTCGATGGTGTACCCGTCAACTGATAGAATGTTTTATTAGGTTTAAAGAAAGCAGATACAGGAGTTGTTGTCCCTAGAAAAGCTGTGCTATAAGGTAAATCAGGTAAATCATGGTAAGTAGAAAATAATGTTCCTAAATCATTATAAGTTGTACCCGAACCAAAGTAAGTAGTTGCAGCAGTTACATCTAAAGAACCTTTCCCCCATTGCTTAGACCTATAATTATAACAAACAAACTTATTAGGTGTGCCACTAGAAGAATTGTTTGGATAAAACCAAAATACTCTTGAGTTTTTACTATCGTGTGTTCCTATTATTTTATTTCTATGCGTGTTGTTTAAATCATTAAAGAAGTGATCGGATATAATTGAACCTTGTTCGGTATGTCCTATTACTCTTGGTCGAGAACCATCATAGATATAGAAATCATCATAACCAACAAAGAATTGTAATGGTACTGGATCACCTATAGTAACAACGGAGTTAACCCCAATAGCCCCTACTTCATCTGATATAACTCTAAAGTCCCAAATAAAAGGTGCGCCAATATATCTTCCGATATACATTGATTGAGGTTTGTAAACAATTACATCATCACCAAAACGTGCTGCTGCTTCTATCCCACCAAAGGTATCAGTTAGTCTATTGGTTGCACATTGTACTTGGATAGATGGAGTAAAATTAGTGTGATCTCCTAAAGCGGAACACCACCATCTATCTTGGCTTTCCCCATAAGTTGATTCATTTGTGTTAAATGCAAATATAAAATCATTAACAACAAGAACAATCTTAGCAACAACAGAAGCAGTTAAGTCAGAAAATACAGAATCGCCAGAGTTCATAACTTGTATTGGGTCTGCGCCATTAGATGCAAGAGTTACATTACCATATTGAGCAAACGTCCAATATTCATTAGATGGAACAGAATATTCGCCACTAGACCTTGTTACTTTATTCCATATACTCGTCCCATGATATAAGTCAGTCGTAGTTCCTGCGAATGTTAATCTTGTGCCATCTAATCTTCTTATTGTAGCCAAACCAATAGCGGTTGAAGACAAAGTACCAAGACTTGCATCTTCTCCACTACTTACAGCTTCCATACCTCTTACTGTTGGGATAAAACCATCGCAATCTGTCATTACCCCTGCTGTTTCAGGTGGTAAGTCTGGTGCAAAACCTAGTGTTTTAACGTACATTTCTTAATATCTTCGATAGGTCAAAAGGAGTATTATAATTTAACATCCAAGCATCTTTACCCTCTTGTGGGTAATAAGACCCACCAAATCTTGCGCCTGATGGTGTAGTTACATTAGCGTTATATCCAGTTATATCTAAACCCTCTCCATAATTTATATTATCTGGTGCGCCATATTGTTGTAATTCAGCAGGAAAATTAACAGTACCTCTATTATATTGACCCTCTACTCCACCACCAAATCCATAACCACTTGGTGTCCCAACATTAAAATCAACATTACCACCTGCGCCAAAACCCTCATCAGTTATTCTTACTGTTTGATCGGGTAATTGAACATCTTGACCACTAGAGTATGTACCACCAGAAATATTAGGTTCTAAATTAAATGTCCAATTTTCTTTATTATTAAACCATTCAACATCGCCTAGTGCGCTATTGGTATTTTTTTTATTATCTTTCTTATAATTTAATGCAGAATAATCCATTAGAATGTTGTAGCCTTGACACGCCCAGATTGTCTGCCATCTGTTTGTCTTTTGAGTTCTTTATATTCTTGTTCAGCAGACTGAAACATCATTTGTGCTTCTTGTACATTTCTTAATTCGTTTTCAAATAATTCGCCCTTTGCTCTTTTCCTAATCATTAACTCGCAATCATCTACCCACTCATTACTTGAAGTAGCAACTGATGATAGAGTTACGTCAGTAAGTTCTTTTATGTATGAGACTTTAACTGTGTAAGTTGCATTAGGAATAGGATAAAGTCGAATGTTATTATTGTAATGAGCATAATATTCTGGATAACCTGACCATTGACCTGAATCAATTCTTTCCATTTCTCTATAAGTCATAGGACTTAAAGGATAATCTCTGTTACCGATAGCAGCTTTTATTGAATCTATTTTTATAATTCCAGTTACGGCTGAACCTATAGTTGCAGTATCAGGCGTTGTTACTACTTCTTCAAATCCTGTATTAAACCAAAATCTTCTTTTTGAAAAATGATTAATAGCATCAATAACAGATTGAGCAACTGCGGTGGAACTTACGGAAAGTTCACCGCGTTTCATTTCTTTTGATATGCGTGATTTTATTTTTCCATAGTCGCTCATAATTATGCGCTCGCTATAAATACTTCAACTTGTACGTTTTCACTTAACGGGTCAACTAACAAACTTTCTAAATTGTGTAGAGTTGTTTCTATATTTGCGTTAGTGTCTTGAACTGCTATTCCATCACTAGGTGTTCCCATTACAAAACTTTTACCAGCTTCAATTAAAAATGTTGTTGATTCATCAGCAGCAGAATTATCTTCTCCTGCATCTATTTGCAAGGATAAATTTATTGGGTTTGTAGAATCTAAATTTGTTACACGAATATATTTTACATCTTCAACATCTAGTGCATTATCATCTGTATGTGCGTGTTCCTTAAATGTTGCAATAGTAGTATCTGAATCTTCTTGACAAGTTACAATTCTTTTATATGTTTCATCTACATTAGCCACAGTAAATGAATTAGTTGCGCCTTGTTCTCTATCATTTAATGATATAGATTCGGTTAATGTTACTGTTAATGTTGCCATCTTACCCTCGTTAAATATTATTTATTTCATCACAATATTTCATGTGAATATGTAATCCTCTCTTTACTCTAAGACCACAAGCTGGACATTCTTTCATGCCTTTTTTAAAAGAATAATCTTTTTTCTTTTGTAATTCTTCTTGGTTCTCTCTTAAAGTTTGTCTTCTTCTGCTCATTTACCAGAAGCCCTTATTTGTGGCATGAATAATTGATCGCAATGGTTCATATCACGATACTGTTCTTTCCATTCTTCCGAATAGTCACAATCTTCATATTCATAGAAACATGGTGTGCCTATAGTATAATGAACTATCTTAGCATTGGAATTAACTCCATATTCCCCGACTAACCAATTCCATTCTTTTGGAATCTCTCCAATCCTTTCTTCTTCAGTCCATTTAAACTGATGAAGTTCAAGACCAGAAGCTGTATTAACGTATTCGGGAGTTAATTTTCTTGTATGATGGTGGCTACAGTTAAACAACATAACTGATGACCAATTCTTCTTTTCATAAACGTGCTGTTCATTCCCTAAATACTTCTTATCATCTTTTGGGATATAATCATGTTTGACAACTTGAACTGCATAATAAAAATCAAAATGTTCAAATAATTCAGCTATGTCAGTTCTTAATAACATATCACAATCCATAAAGATTGCTTGACCTTTATAACCACAAAGATAAGGCACTAGAAACCTTGAAAAAGAAAACTCATTAGATTGTTTTTCATCTCTTTTTCTTGTAAATATATCTTTTAAATTATCTAAACATACAGGAGTGATAGAAACTGGTACTGATGATTTAGTCATTATTGAATGACATAAAGTGTGATAAGCAACAGCTTCTGCGTGGTCATAACCAATGAATACTTTTATAGGTTCTTTCACTTTGGTTCTCCTATAAAAAGAAACCCATAATCCCTTTTTGAATAGTTAACCAATGTAAAATGTTCCCATAACTTGGGTAACCACTTTGTATAATCCTGAACAATTAAATGAGCATTTCTACCATCTGGTAATTTCTTTAATGCTTCTGCTGTAGCAACAGTTAAAAAAATAGCTTTTTTTGTAAGATTTTGTATATCTTCTAAAACATCGTCTAAACATTCTGGTTCAATATGTTCTAACACATCAATACAAGCTACAATATTAGCAGGTTTTGGTCTGTTAGAAAATTTTTCTATACATGGATCATAACTTTGTATTTTAAAAGGAATTAGTTTCGCTAGTTCAGCTTTACCGCAACCATAATCAAGAACATCTTGGTCATTGATAGAATTACACATATCAAGAATATCATTTGCATAATATTTTGAAGTAACGCCATACTCTTTATTTCCTGCGTGTAATTTTCTATTAAGTTCTCTATATTCTTCAGTTATTAACATAACTTCTCCTCAAGGTCTTTTGCAACTTGTTCAATGATGGGAGTCCACCCATTTGTTTCTCGATATTGTTTTACTGAACCATACCAAGCCATTTGCTCGTCCTTGAGTCCATATCTCCACGCACATTTTTTTGGTGTTAGACACCAACACTCTTTACCTAAAGCCCCACTTATGTGGACAATAGATGTATTAACCGAAATAACTAAATCACTAGCCTGAAGTGCTGCTGTCTGCCAATCCATGTCAGCAACAACATCTTCCCAATGATGAATATTAACACCATATTCTTCGTTAACCATTTTAACAACTTCTGGTGCATTTTCGGTATATTGTAAAGATACAAATTCACAATCTTTTTCAAGAATAGGTTTCCATTCTTTTAAACCGATTGATCTATAATCCTTATTAGTTTTAGCAGTACCACCTTTCCAATGTATTACTACAATAGGTTTTTTTGTGTTAAGACGTTCTTTAATTTTACTTACAAGAAAATCATCTGCTTTTATATAAGGTTTCTTTGGAAAATCCTTTAACTTTTTTCGATACATCCCACCTAAAGAACCAATAGGTAAGCATGAATCAATCTTTTCTTTAGTACACCAATCTAATTCTTTCTCTTTCCTAGTACCAAAGATAGGTATATCGGGGAATGAATTTCTAAATATATTAACTAATCTAGGATGACAATCAAAAATAACATCTGCATCTTTTATTGCATCAGGTAAGATAGAAGCAAACATTGTTTCATCGCCAATACCTTGTTCGCCATAAATAACAACAGTATGTCCTTTTTCCCCTTTCCATAGGGGAGTCTCCACATCCTTGTGGTAATTACGTCTTTTCCTGTGACCAGACTCTAAACCAAACTCATAGCCTTTCCAACCCTCTACCCACATACCTTTTTCTAAATATACTAATCCAATATTCCAAGAAATTTGACCATGCTTTGGGTCTAATTCAAATCCTTTTTTTAGAAAATGAAGTGCTTTGTCAGGTGTGCCATTATTAACATAACAACTAGCTACATTGTTATATACATCGGCAGATTCTGGTTTTAATTCCATTGTTTTTTTGAAACAATCATCAGCTTTTTCGATGAAACCTTGTTCGTGGTAACACCAACCAAGATTATTCCACGCTTCTGCAAAATCTCCATCTTTCTTCATATCAATAGAAAGTTTTAAAAGATTTACAGCAACTCCAAAATTACCCCTTTTCATTTCGCAAGTGCCAATATAAAAAACTAAAGCATTACTATCGGGGTCATTGTTTAATAGATAGTGAAATCCATTTAACGCTTGTTCTACATCCTCTTCAATAAGAGAAACTGATTCTGTAAATAATTCATCTACAGTATATTTTTCTGTTTTTTTAATTGTCATAACGTACCCTTAGGATTTATCGCTGAATATGAGAATTTTTTGCCACGCGCTAGTGCTTGTGACAATAATTAAGAAAAGAAAAGGGGACGATAACGCCCCCTTTTCATATAGCAAAAAAGCTATTTATCCATCGTATAGAGAACTGTTAAGTTAATCTTTACGTTGGCTGTGGTAGTACCTGCGGTAGTAGTACATTTAAGTATTTCGTACCCAGCAGTTACTGTTTGAGAAGCATCAACATCATAAGGAACACCTTTTTCTGCATGAGTCGCAGTGCCTTGTGTAGCTTGTGAAGCAAACGCAGACAAAGAACCAGTTGCATTACTAATACCAATATCCATAGGGCAGGTATCTGCGCCTGATGAATGTACTTGAATAACGTCAACAATAGTTGCGCCAGAAGGAATTTTAGCCATATAGACTGTTGATGCGCCAGATAATGAAATTGCCCCTGAGTCAAACTCAACGGACAAACTATTTAATCCAGCGTGTACTGCTCTTGGCGGAACACCAGAAGCAGCAGCAGTGCTAGTTAATGTAGCTGTAGCCATGTCTATTGCCCCCTATTAGTGTGCAACGGCAAAAGATGATGAAGCGATAGTTCCGAAGTCTTTGCCATTAAAAATAGCTTTCTTCAATCCGCTTATACACCCAGCCGAAACGCCAAGTTGATTGTTATAGTCAAACAGTTCTTCAACCCAAGAATACTTACTTGGTGCATGACCCTGACCAAACGCTATGTGTCCAGCTTGTGCGCCACAGAAGATTGCTCTTCGTACACTTGCGTTTTCAGTTCCAGAGGTATGCCCTTTTGGTACTCGACTTGATTCGTGAATAACTACGCCATTGTATTCGCCCATCGCACCAGTATAGATAGGAGAATCATACTTACCATGCCCTTGTACAGCAGCTTTTTGAATGTCAAGCCATTGACCTGTACTAGAACTGGTTCGTAAGTTAAATACTTGGAAAGGATGGAAGAACATAACGTACTTGTCTTCGCCTTTCAACTTGATTGGTCGAATCATAGGGTCTAGCGTTTTAGCTGACTCTACTGCCGAATCAATCATGTTAATGGTTGCAACGCATGATGAACCTGTAGCAGAGATCGTGTCATCAGTTGTGGTGTTAACCCCAACGACTTGTTTATGATCTGAATCTGCTTCGGTTACCGAATTGTTGCCTGTGAACCTTGTGTCAGATTGAACAGTATTACCTGCCAACTGATTGAAAGCCCATGTGTCCATGCGGTCAGCCCACCAATCCTGAAGACCTAAACGAGCTTCTTCACGAACTGAGAATGGGATGCGCTGTTCTGACATCTTACCGCCTGAACGAACTGCGTGTCGCAGTTGATCAACCAATAAGTCATCAGTAAATGTAGTCAACGCTTCTTCATTACCCTCTAATGTTCCGTCACCTTGTATACCATTACCAGATAGCAACATACGGAGAATAACTCTTACGCGATCACCAGCACCTTTTGATGTGTCATCGTGCATTTGAATGACGTTATTGGAATCTTTACCAATAAACTTATACATCCAAGTAGCTTTAAGTGCTTCGTGAAAGAGTTTGCGTGACCATAGCTTAACCGCAGCAGGGTTGTTAACCCCATAACTTGTATTAGCCATTTACACATTTCCTTTTGTTAATTAAAGTTAGTTGTTTATCGCTTCATGCGAATACACACTATCGTGGTGTACAACGATTTCTCAACTTACGTCTTGAGAAGAAACGGAACACAGATACGCTGTGTGCGATTAGCCACCCATCATATTACGCCAGTTATCTCCTGATGTGAGTTTATCGAACTCAGCATCATTCATACCAGCGAGGTCAGATAGGCTTACTTGTCCTTTTGGTGTATCTCCCGATGTACCCAGACCCGTATTTTTAGCTACTTCTTTAACTTCCTTTAAAGTCTCTATTTCTGACTTCTCGGTAGTTTCTTTTCCTTTCTCATAACCTCTTGTTTTAGCGAGATTATAAAATACTTCAGCCCCATTCTTACCACGATTATTTGCATCTTGTGCAATATTCCAAGCATCGCGCTGGGCTAATTGATAGGATTGATTATCATCATATCCCATCGTTTTATACTCAGACATTCTTGAATCATAAAGATGCTTAACCGCATCAAAATAATCAGGAGTCTTTTCTGAAAATTCTTGTTCTACTTTTGAAAAATCACCATAGAACTGTTGTTGTGCTTGAGTTATTTGTGCCTGTTGTTCCGCTTGTGCTTTGAATCCCTTTATTTCATCGAGTTCAGTTTTAAGATACTCGGCAGGGTTTTCTTCAAAGTCAGGTTTAGGTTCTTCAGGTTCTTTTGGCATCATAGATTCCTGTATCTTTTGGAATCTATCTTCCATCTTATTCATCTGGGCTTGTACTTCTTTCCTACGCTCACGTTCTTCGTGCATCGCATTAATAGCCCAATGCTTTTCTTTTTCGTCCTCTTTAACTTCTTCCTTTACTTCTTCTTTAACTTCTTCTGAAGTTTCTTGGACTTGTGCTTCTTCAGTTGCTTCTGTTGCTTCGACTTCAGGAGTCTCTACTACTTCCTCTGCAACTTCATCTGGATTAAATTGCGCGTCTTCTTCGCGCATTTTATCCATCTCTGCATTTAACGCTTCTTCGTTTTCCATGTTTTCGTCCTCTGTGAACGCTTTCGGGTTACGCCCGACTCGCACTTACACTAAGGGTGTAAATCCTGTATTGTTTCTACTTCTGCTTGTGTTTCGATCCAAACTCTAGCACCACAAGGTAATGGTTTATGTGGGCTATGAACTACTTTGGATTCACCATGAATTATTGCTTCATGGCAGTATCTATTATCTTTATAAGTTTTAACTGTAAGCACAGGTTCATTAGTGCCATTCTTTGTATTAGCTTTAATCTTATGTTGATTAACGTGAATTATTGTTTTCATTTTATATTATAAAATTCTTTGTAATATTTGATCATTTCTTTTTTTGCTATTTCTTCATTTTTTGCCCAAGCATCCCATGCTTCTTTTGGTGCATTAATTCCACCCTTTGGGAAAGGTAAAACAGAATAATTGCTTGGTAAATCACTAGGTTTAGTTATTTTCCCCTTTGCAATTTCAGATGGTATTGACAATTCTGAAGAAAGAGGATTTAAATTTTTATTACCACCATAATGTTGTAAAACTTTTGGTTTTATTTTAGAAACATCTGCTATAATTTCATCTTGTGTAGATAATAATTGTTTGGCGTGTGCTGATGGGTTAGTAACTGTTTTCAAACCACTTATTTTTTCTTGACCTATGCCTAAATCTTTAATTTTCTTATTTACAGTTCTTTTTATATCTCCTGCAAATTCAGGCAAATATCCTTTAACATCGTTTATAGGCACATCATATCTTAAAATAGCAAAATCTTGTGGTACTGGGTTATCAGAAAATGGATTTATTGTCTTCCCCTCTGTACTAAATTTAGTAAAATTTATATTTGCTTCTGGGGTTAGAGATGCAGATATTAAATCCTCATCTTTTAACTCACCTTTATAACGAACAGTTCTATATACAGGAACTGTATCTTTGTAGCCTAAGTTATTTAAAGCCTTAATGGTTCTATTTTTATTTTCTGGTGTTGATAATTTATCTGATAATAACTTTCTAGGAACTTTTGTTTGGTCAACAGTCCATGCTGTTAATAATTCATTAAAATTTAAGTTTTCTATTTTTGGTGCTTGTTTTGTAACTATAGCTTCTTTAGGAGAATAAATAGGAAAAGCATCGCTATCAAACATAGGTAGCACAGCATCTCCATCTTCACTTTTTATTTGAGTTGGTCTTGCTTTAGGTGGAATATAATCCAAATGATCTACTTCATCCGCATTACCCCATCGTATAGACTTCTTCCCTTGAGAATTAAATCGAACAGGAACTTTAGTAACGCCAAGTTCTTTTAAAGCCCTCATTCTATGTCTACCCTCATGCCCTACAACTTGTGCCATACCCTTACCATCGTGAGTAAAGTGTATACTAGGGAGATTTTCAAATTTAGTGTCACTTTTAATAAGTTCACTAACTTTCTTTGTTTTTCCTTTGTCTGTACCTTTTTCTGCCAAAGTCAAAAACTCATCTGGAGACATATAAGTTAAAGTTTCTCTGCTTGCAGGATTAATAAAATTGAATGATT